CATGATTTATTGCATGATGTAAGTCTAACTGTTAGCGGTGTCAATCTAATTAACCTTAGATTTGAGTACAGCGACATTATGAGAGACCCTGATGGGATAACTCGGCACGGTGTCATGAGATTTCGTGCAATTACACTAGGTACTTGATTAACTACCAAATACCGAAGTAATACGGTGGCAGATGCCTTATTTTTTAATTAGAGGAATAAATACCCTCTGTATTTAGGAGTATATTATGGCAGCACAAAAAGGTAGTGCAATGCTAATGAAAGTAGGTAACGCAGGTTCACCTGAGACTTTCACAACAATAGCAGGGCTTAGATCAACAAGTCTAACAGTAAACAACGAATCAGTAGATGTAACTAATAAGGATTCTTCAGGTAAGAGAACTTTATTAGCTGCAGCAGGGGTTCAATCAATCAGTGTTTCAGGAAGTGGCGTATTCACAGACGGTGCATCAGAAACAACTGTCAAAACAAACGCTTTAGCAGATAGTCAAAATAATTATCAGTTTTTAGTTCCTGACTTTGGTACTTTCACAGGTGCTTTCCAAGTAACCAGTTTAGAGTATGCAGGGGAATACAACGGTGAAGTAACCTACAGTATGTCCTTTGAATCAGCAGGAACAATTACATTCGCAGCAGTATAAGACTATGGCTTGGGAACAAGTAAAAGTTAAAGGCGAAAAAAATACTGTTACAGGTATGATGCAGGGCGATCAACTGGATATGCCCAATGTATTAATCGGTAAGAGTGTCAAGGTTAATGGTAAGGACATCTCAGTCAAATCCTATGTGGTTGACGAGAGAGATGATATGTTAAAAATCACGCTTGCAATGGCAAGCCCAACAAAGGAGAAGTCAGATGACAAACCCACTCAAGGGACAGATTGAAGTAACATTAGGTTCTGAAACCTATAAGTGCAGGCTAACCATAGACAGCTTGGTAAAGATTGAGGATGAACTAGACACAGGGATTCTTGAACTAGCACAAAATCTATCACAAGCCAAAGTTCGCATAAGAACATTATTAGTCGTTTTACGCTATGCCCTGCGAGGTGGCGGTAATGACTTTGATGAAAAAAAAGTAGGGCAAATAATATCTGATATAGGTATTGTTACTGCTTCTGCAGAGGTAGCCAAACTCTTGGTATCTACCTTAAACGACAATGACTCAGACGAGGAAGATAAAAAAAAAGCGATAGAGTAGATGAACACACGCCACCTATTATTTGGGGAGATTACTTTATGATATGTGTTGGCATGATGAATATGAGACCTATGGACTTTTGGGATTTATCACCAAGAGAAATGTATCTTTCAATAAAAGGTTTTAAGCAGTTTCATGCTGCCGATCAACAAAAACCTATGGATAGATCAGAACTTGATAATTTAATGGAGTTATACCCTGACTAATGGCTACAACAGTTGACCAGTTAATAGTAGAAATAAAAGCTGAAACCAAAAAGCTAAGAAAAGCTATGGACAGTGTAGACAATCGTCTGCAAAAAACTCAAAACAGAACAAAAAAACTTGATGGCGCATTTAGCAAGCTAGGCGGTATTTTAGCAACTATTGGAGTTGGCGCTGCATTAAAAGGAATAATTGATACTAATAGAAGATTTGAAGATTTAGAAGCAACGCTTAGAGCCGTAACAGGTGGCGCAAAACAAGCAGCAGCATCTTTTAGATTAATAAGACAATTTACAGCAACAACTACATTCCAAGTAGACGAGGTAGCTGAAGCATTTATTAAACTTTTCCAAGCAGGAGTTTTACCAACTGAAGAAGCCATGCGAGACTTTGGTAATTTAGCTGCAGGTATGGGTAGAAGCATCACCCAATTAGCACAAGCTACATTCAACGCTACAACAGGCGAAATGGAAATGCTTAAACAGTTCGGTATTATTGCTAAACTGCAAGGAGATCAAATATCTGCTACTTTTGAAGGTCAAACAAAAGTAATTGAAAGAAGTGGAGAAGCAATTACTGAGTACCTAAGAGAGATAGGTAGTCAAAGATTTGGTACAGCTTTAGCTGAAAGAGCAAAAACTGTAAGTGGTGCTTTTTCAAACTTAGCTGATGCTACAGCAGAATTTCAAGTGCAAATAGGTGAAGCAGGTTTAAACAAAGAGCTTACTGAATTTGTAATTAAGATAAAAGATGTGGTGGTAAACCTTGAACCATTAGCAATTGCATTTGGTGCAGTTACATCAGAGATAATTGGTGCAATGAACGCATTAATAGATTTCACAAAATCTATGGGTAACTTCACAATGGAAGGTCTTAAAGCTGCACCCATGTTAGAAAACTTTATATTGGCTGCAAAGGCTTTGCATATATTAGGCATTGCAAAACAAGATGTAGATGATTTAAGTATGTCATTTGAGGATTTGGTAAAACTACAACCAACACTAAAACAAGCATTGAATCCAACAACATTTGGTAGATTTACTATTATTAATGATCTTATTGGTGATGTTGATAAAGCTAAAGATAGGTTGTCTGAATTGATAGAAAATGATTTTTCTTTACTAAAAACAACTTTGGAAGATGTTGCACAAACAAAATTAGATTTAGAAATGAATGTTAATCCTGAAGCATTTGGACAGATGATAGGAACAGGAGATCAAGCATTTTTTAGACAGAGTGATGCTTTAATAGCAAAAAGAAAAGCTGAAATATTTCAAGAAATGTTAGGGGGTCATGACACTTTTGATGGTTTAAAACAAGCTATTACTGATTATTTAGATGACACGGATGAAGTTATAGCTGCTACAGACATAATGGCAGACTCAATAATAAAAGGTGCGCAGGCATTTACTGATGATTTTGTTGACTCATTAATGAATGGAGAAAATGCTTTAGAAAGTTTTAAAGACTTTTCAAGAAGTTTGGTCAGTGAAATTATATCTATTTTTCTTAGATTAGAAGTTGTTAATAGAATATTGGCAAACATCTTTCCAAATGTTGCAGGAATTCAATATGGTGGAATCACTAGTGATGCAGGTGTTACAACTGGTCCACCTGAAAGTGCAGGGGGGGGTTCTGCTTATGCTAATCAACCAATGATTGTAGGTGAAAGGGGTGCTGAATTATTTGTGCCACATAGCGCAGGCAAAATAATGAATAACATGAACACTAAAAACGCTATGGGTGGTACGCCTATTATAGTTAATCAATCTGTAAACTTTGCTACAGGCGTAGTACCAACTGTAAGAGCGGAAGTAGTAAAAATGATGCCACAGATAGCAGATGTAACTAAAGGTGCTGTAGCTGAAGCTGCAATGCGTGGTGGTAACTATAGGAGAATGTTGCAAGGTGGCTAAATTAATATCAATGCCTACAAGTCCAAACTTTGTTACAAGTAATTGGTCGCTTGTAAGGACAGTAGGCACAACAGTAAGTCCGTTTACTGGTAAAACCAAAACACAAGAGTTTGACGGTGTCTATTGGACTGCAGAAGTTTCTTTACCACCAATGCGAAGATCACAAGCAGTTGAATGGCAATCATTTCTTTTAGAATTAAACGGTACAGTAAATCACTTCAAATTTGCTGATCCTGATGCATTAACAAACACAGGAACATATAGCACAGGACATTTAACATCTGAATTAAGAACAAACAGTAGTTCAGTAACACTCTCTTTTACTGGTTCAACCATTACAGCAGGTGCTTCTACTTTCGGTAGTGCAAAGGTTGGTGATTTTATAGTTGTAACAGGCGCAACAAACGAAGATAACAACGGTACACATAAAATAACAACAGTAACAAGTGCAACAGTAGTCGTAACAACAAGCACATTTACCACAGAATCTAACACAGCAAGTTGCAAGGTTAGAACCAATGTCAAGGGTGCTACTGGATTATCCCTTCTCGCTTCTACAAACGCTGCCAGTGGCACTATAAAAAAAGGAGACTACTTACAAATACAATCAGCTGCAAACACCACAGCAACGCCCACACAAATAGTAATGGTCACGGAAGATGCAACTGCTACAAGTGCAGGCGGTAGTGCAAAGGATTTCTATGGTGTAGCTATACAACCGAAGCTAAGATCAGACCTAGCAACAGGGCATTACGCAGTATTCACAAACCCAAAAGGGACATTTAGGCTCATATCTAATGAGGTAAGTTGGTCAGCAGACCGAATATCTAACTACGGCATTAGTTTTTCTTGTATTGAGGTAATTTAATGGCTACTAGGCAAGGTTTAGATAGTTCTATCGTAAATCGTCTAGGTGCTGATGAACAAGCATTATTTTTTGCAGTCAAAGCAG